AAAGACACAGGTCGAATCTATCTTATGAATGTGGATCATGCTAATGAGCATGGCTCTTTTATTCCAGAAGTAGCACCTATTCGTCAATCAAACTTATGTACTGAAATTAATCTACCAACTAAGCCTCTTAAAAACTCAGAAGACAAAGATGGTGAGATTTCGCTATGTACTCTTGCTGCTGTTAACTGGGGTATGATTAACACGCCTGCAGAGTTTGAAAAGTACTGTACTATTATTGTACGTTCTCTTGATGCTCTACTTGATTATCAAAGCTATCCAGTACCTGCAGCAGAAGTATCAACTAAGAACCGCCGACCACTCGGTGTTGGTATTATCAACTTGGCATACTTTCTAGCCAAGAGAGGTCTTAAGTATGATGCAGATGCATTAGCAACGGTTGATGAATATGCTGAAGCATGGTCTTATTATCTAATCAAAGCATCTGCTGATCTTGCTGCCGAACTTGGAACCATTCCGCTAATTCATGAAACAAAGTATGGCTTTGGTGTTACTCCAAATGAGACATATAAGAAAGAAGTTGATGAACTAGTTCCAAATACTGAACGTATGGACTGGACTGGTCTTCGTCAACAACTAAAAGATACTGGTATTCGCAACTCAACTCTAATGGCTCTAATGCCTGCTGAGACATCTGCTCAGATCAGTAACTCAACAAATGGTATTGAACCACCTCGTGCTTTAGTATCGTATAAGCAATCTAAAGATGGTGTTATGGCTCAAGTTGTTCCTGGCTATCACCACTTAAAAAATAAGTATGATTTGCTATGGGATCAGAAAACACCAAAGGGCTATTTACAAATCTGTGCAGTTTTGCAGAAGTATATTGATCAAGGTATCTCAGTAAATACTTCATATAATCCAAAGCACTTCCCTGAGGGTAAAGTTCCAATGTCACAACTGATTACTGACATTGTTGATTTCTATAAGTATGGAGGTAAACAGCTATACTATAATAATACGCATGATGGTTCAGGTGAGATTGATGATCCAGAATTGCCTGATTTACCAATGACTGACTATGACGAAGAAGCTTGCGATAGCTGTACTATATAATTTTAAATAAACAAAGTGGAAATTAAATGTCTGTTTTTCAAAAGAAAACTAAATCTCATCTTGAATCAAAAATGTTCTTCGACGAAGGTGTTGACGTTGCTCGTTATGATACTCTGAAATATCCACAACTTGATAAGCTTACTGATAAGCAACTTGGTTTCTTCTGGCGTCCAGAAGAAATTGATGTATCAAAGGATAAGTCCGACTTTACAGCACTCACTGACTTCGAGAAGCATATCTTCACATCTAACCTAAAGCGGCAGATCCTCTTGGACTCAGTGCAGGGCAGAGGCCCGGCTGAGACACTTATGCCTGTAGCTTCTATTCCTGAAATTGAGCCACTGGTCATGACGTGGACTTTTATGGAGACTATTCACTCACGTTCCTATACTCACATCATTCGAAATATCTATGCAAACCCATCTATTATCTTTGATACTATGTTGGATATTCCAGAGATTGTTGAGTGTGCTGAAGACATTTCAAAGTATTATGATGACTTCATTAATAGCACTAAGTGGTATGATCTACTAGGCGTTGGTACTCATAAAGTAAATGGTGAAAAGATTGTTGTTGACGAGTATGAACTAAAGAAAAAGTTATGGCTAGTTCTTAATTCAATTAATATCCTTGAGGGTGTTCGGTTCTATGTTTCGTTTGCTTGTAGTTGGGCTTTTGCCGAGCTAAAGAAAATGGAAGGCAATGCTAAGATTATTAAGTTTATTGCCCGTGATGAGAACACTCACTTGGCTGCATCACAAACTATTCTAAAATTGTTAGTTAAAGATGATCCAGATTTTGCTAAGATCAAAGATGAGTGTGAGCAAGATGTTGTAGATATGTTCATACAAGCTATTGATCAAGAAAAGCAATGGGCGCATTATCTGTTTAAAGATGGCTCTATGCTTGGCTTAAACGAAAAGTTATTGAGTAATTATATTGAATGGATTGGTACTAAGCGTATGCGTACACTAGGTTATCAGTCACCATATCACGTCACTCAATCAAATCCACTACCATGGACCGAAAAATGGATTGGTGGCGGTAATGTACAGGTAGCACCACAAGAAACTGAGATTAGTTCTTATGTTATCGGTGGTGTTAAACAAGATGTTGATGCTAATACTATGAAGGGGTTATCACTTTGATCCAGATATATACCAGAAATACTCCACCTTGTACATATTGTGAGGCGGCTAAAACTTTACTTAAAACTAAAAATGTTCAACATGAGACAATCGTTGTTGGCGAAGATATTACTAAAGAGCAGTTGCGAGAATTGTTTCCAAACGCATGGTCCTTTCCAGTTGTTGTTGAGAATAATAAGTTTATCGGTGGCTTTAAGGAGCTGAAGACTAATTTGTTATCACGTGATCTAGGAGGAATGACCATATGACACACGACACAGAATGTATTGACTGTGGTGCAATCTTCACTACTAAGTTTAAATACGAAGAGGAAGAAGAAAAGGTTGCTTTCTGTGTGAACTGTGGTTCTAAACTAGAAGATGATCTTGACGAAAACTTCTACAACGAAGAAGAATGGGATGAATAAATAGATCCATATAATAATGGATTGATTTATGTGGCTATACGAAGATGAAGAATTTAAATCCGACCAGATAGGTGATTTGGTCGGATTTGTATATGTTATTACTGACTTAACTAATGATAAGAAATATATCGGAAAGAAGAATTTCTGGTCAGTAAGAAGATTACCCCCACTTAAAGGCAAGAAACGAAAGAGAACCAAAAGGACCGAGTCCGATTGGCAAGACTATTTCGGGTCAAGTGAACTAGTAAAAACTCTTTTAGAAGAATCCGGTCGAGAAAGATTTAAAAGAGAAATAGTTAGGCTGTGCAAAGGTAAGGGCGAGATGAACTATTATGAAGCAAAGGAACAATTTGATAAAGATGTTCTATTCAGTGATGAATATTATAATGAGTTCATTGGTTGCAAAATCCATGCTAAACACGTAAAAGGGAAGTTTTAATGAAATTAATTCAAATTAGTTGTTTACATCCTTGTTTGGTTGTGTTATAATACTACTATGAATGACAACATAATACAGTTTCCGTCTGGCGAGATTCGCAATCCACTAGTAGATCCAGGTCTTCCTACGACCTTAGATGTTGCAGGTGAGTGCCTAGAACAAATCTTAATTGAGTTGATGGAGTATGGTTACGAGCCAACTTCTCCAGCTATGAGAAAAGATTTAGGAGTCATCTTAAATATGCTGTATGCTTCTATAGCAAGAGCTGAAGGAAAAAAACACTTTCTTCATGAAGTATTAGACGAAATGCATGATGTGATTTTAGATATTAAAAGTGAGGTAGAGAATGATCATAATTGATTTTAATGGTATTGCTATTAGCAGTGTTATTGTTAATAGAGTGGAGATTAAAGAGGATATGATTCGTCATTTCGTCTTAAATACAATCCGAAAATATAATAAACAGTTCCGTAAAGAATATGGACAAATGGTTATCGCATGTGATAGTTCATCATGGCGCCGTGAAGTCTTTCCAGAATATAAGTACCGCCGCCGTAATGATCGTAAAGATGAGAAGTCTGATATTGATTGGACAGAAGTGTTCCGCATTATCAATGGCATTCGTGAAGACCTTGCAGCCAACTTTCCATATATTGTTTTGCATGAAGACCGTTGTGAAGCTGATGATATTATTGGTGTCATGGCAGAAAACACACAAGAATTTGGACGTGGTGAGCCAGTAATGATTGTCTCTGCAGATAAAGACTTCATTCAACTTCAGAAGTGGAATAATGTTAAACAGTATTCACCTATGACTAAGAAGTTTATTAAAGAAGACAACCCTGTGACATACATCACAGAACATATTTTCAAAGGTGACTCATCAGATGGTGTTCCTAATATTCTAAGCCCTGATAATACCTTTGTTGATAGCATTCGTCAATCGCCAGTGACTAAGAAGAAAATCCAAGCATGGATTGATGGCATTGATGATCTCAAGTCTGTTATGGATGAAGAAACTTATCGTAACTATTGCCGTAATAAGAAGCTTATTGATCTATCAGAAACTCCTAATGATCTAAGAGAAAACATTATAAATAGTTATGATAATACTAAACCAGCACATAAAATGAAAGTGTTAAATTATCTTATTAAAAATCGTATGAAAATGCTAATCGAATCAGTTGAGGAGTTTTATTAAATGGCAGTGAATAAGATTAAGGATATTACGATCCATGAGATCCTTAAAAAAGTGGCAGCTAAGAATGCAAAGGCGGATAAAATTGCAATCTTAAAACAGAGTAATTGTCTAGCTTTACGAGATATTCTTAAAGGCGCTTTTGATGATGATATCCAGTTTCTGCTACCAAAAGGATCCCCACCTTATGAGCCATCACAAAGGCCTCCATCAACACTGCATCGTATGTCTAAGAGATTTAAATACTTTGCTGCTGGTGGTCCTGGTGATCGTATCAATAAAGCACGTGTTGAAAAAATGTTCTGTGAGGTATTGGAAGCAATTCATCCAGATGATGCAATTTTAGTAATTGCTATGAAGGATAAAACGGTCAATACTATGTATCGAGGACTAAGTAGAAATATTGTAGCAGAGGCCTTTCCTACACTGCTTTCAAAGTAAGGTTTTTATAAATACCTCTATGAGATTCAATAGAAGTATTAATTATAAAAATAACAATTATCTCTAACTTTAGGGTTAACAGTTTTGCTGTTAACTCTTTTTTTTATTTTTAGACTAGACGGAGGATTTAAAATATCTAAACGTATTATTCGGCCTAACAATACTAAGGAGATTTATAAAATGTATGGTTCTCAAATAGAGAGATTAAAGCGCGACTCAAGAGAGTTAAAACATCACATTCGTAGAATTGAGTTACAAGGAGATAACAACCTATTGTTTAAGCTTCAGAAGAAGCAAGATTACCTAAATTGCCGTATTAATGATATAAAAGAGGATCTTTCATAAATTAGTTGTTTACATCTCACCCATAATAGTATATAATATAACTATATGTGGAGGTGAAGATGGCAGTTAAGCAAACAATTAAAGAGAAAATTCGTCAGCGCCGGGCTCAGGTGACAGTGCATTCTTGCATATACTATGCTCTTGATAATAGCATAATCGATGATCACACATGGCAGCGCTGGGCTGACGAACTATATGAGTTGCAAAATAAGTATCCAGAACACTGCAATGTTGGATATTTCGATGAAACATTTGCTAAATGGGATCCCTCCTCAGGGTATGATCTACCTATAAGAAGCCCCAAAATTATGGGCATGGCTCATAAATTAATTGAGTATAGAGACAAAAATAATAAAAATAACGCTTTACTTCCTGAGCCAGATGTGTTAGAATATACAGGTAACTTAGAGGATTTTATGTAATGAACTTATTTGTATTAGACGAGTGTCCAACTAAATCAGCACAAATGCAGTGCGACAAGCATATCGTTAAGATGGTGCTTGAGTCAGGTCAAATGCTATCAACCGCTCACCGTTTACTAGATGGTACTATGAGCAAGCGTCCATCTAAGTCTGGCAAAACAATGGCAAAATACTTTGCGGTATCAGACTCAGTAATGGAAAGCACACTATATCGTGTTGCTCATGCTGGTCACCCCTGCACAGTATGGACTATGCAATCAACCGATAACTACAACTGGCACTATGCGCACTTTGTTGCACTATGTGACGAGTACAGCTATCGTTATGGCAAGACTCATATGACTGATACTAAGTTACGAGTTATGCTAAAAACTCCTCCCGCCAACATTCCAACTGGCAAACTAACAAAGCAACCTCTTGCAATGCAAAGCAATCCAGAGTGTATGTTTGACAATGTTGTTAAGTCATATCGTGCTTACTATAAGACTAAAGCAGATCGTTTCAAGATGGTGTGGTCTAAACGCTCAACACCAGATTGGTTCGCAAATGCCTAGTATAGATAATATTAGGATACAGCCTATAACAAGAACTGTCTACAATAGAGATAAGCCTAAAGAAGAAACTATTGTTGGACAAGAAAGTTATTATGACTACATAAAACGTAAATATCGTGAAACTGAGGAAGATAATGCCAACATATACATTCAAAAATAATGATACAGGCGAAGAGTTTGAAAAATTCTTATCAATGGCTGGACGTGAAACATTCTTAGAATTAAATGCTAATGTTTCGCAGACAATTAAAGGTGCACCTGCAACAGTTTATGAGACTGGAACAAACCTTAAAGTTGATGATGGGTTCCGTGAAGTCATTTCTAAAATGAAACAAAAATATACTATTAACAATATTAAGGATTACTAATGGTGCTTAGCAACACACACAAAATTCGGCTAGACAATCTTAGTGAGATTTCACCTTTAACAGAAAACCAAAAGTTGGCATTTCAGTTTTATGAGAAAAATCACTCATTAGTTCTTGCAGGATCAGCTGGTACTGGAAAAACATTTATGGCGCTAGGTCTAGCACTTGAAGATGTTCTTGATAAAGAGACACAATATGATAAAGTTGTCGTTGTTCGCTCTATCGTTCCTACTCGTGACATTGGCTTTTTGCCAGGTAATGAGGAAGAGAAAAAAGATGCTTACACTGGACCATATAGATCAGTATGTACTGAGCTGTTTAATGATCCACAAGCATGGACTAAATTGAACCAAGCTGGTCAAGTTGAGTTTTTATCAACATCCTTTATTCGTGGTATCACACTGAGTGATGCAATTATTGTTGTTGATGAAATGCAGAACTTAACCTTTCATGAACTTGACTCAATCATTACTCGGGTCGGAAGAAACTGTAAGTTTGTTATGTGTGGTGACTACTATCAATCAGACTTCACCAAAGATGCTGACCGCAAAGGCATTCTTAAGTTCCTCAATATCATCGAACAACTAAACAACTTTAAGGTTGTTGAGTTCGGTTGGGAAGATATCGTCCGGAGTGACTTTGTTCGTGACTATATTATGACTAAAGAAATGTTAGAAAGAAACGGCAAAGTTTGAAAATAGGATTATATTATGAATAAACAATTTGTACATAAGGAGATTGATCTTGGCTATACTGATCTTACTGCAAAAACTGGCAAATCTGGGAGAAAGTATTTTGCTCCCAATGGGGTTTCTTACCCTAGTGTCACTACAGTACTTTCCATTTTAAGTGAAGAACAAATTCAAAAGTGGCGTGCCCGTGTAGGAGAAGTAGAAGCAAATAAGATTTCGCATCGTGCTTCTACTCGTGGTACTGCAGTTCACACTATTATTGAGAAATACATTGATAATGAGGAAAACTTTGAAAAAGAGTTTATGCCTAATGTCCGTGAAAGCTTCTACGCATTGAAAGATATCTTAGATACACGTATCGGAGATGTCTATGCTCAAGAGGCAGCACTATACTCAGAACATCTAGGACTAGCCGGTCGTGTTGACTGTGTTGGTATCTTTGATGGTAAGCTAAGTATTATTGACTTTAAAACCTCAAAGAAAACTAAGAAAAAATCTTGGATTGAAAACTATTTTATCCAAGAGTCCGCATACGCAATTATGTGGGAAGAACGGACTGGTATGCCAATCACACAATTGGTTACTATTATCACAGTTGATGATGCAGAACCTCAAGTGTTTGTTGAACATCGAGATAACTGGACAGCAAAGCTATTGGAGACAATTAATGAATACAAGAGGCGAAAAATCTTTAGCAATTAGAGCCAAGCAACAGATTGGTATTTGTTGTGAGACACTATGTGAACGCGCCCCAGTTGAACAGTATATAAAGGAACTGGAAGAAAAAATTGCACTTTACGAAATAATGTATAATATAAAAAAGGCTAATCCTAATAATGAAAAATAGCAGTGATGACCTATCTGATCTATTTGGCGTAAAAGAAAAGAAAAAGGAGTATTATTCAGATAGACCTCTGGCACGTCTACATGAGTTTTATCTCTCAGGTACGATTGAAGGTGCTGATCAATACATTGATTGGTTTGATATTATTCGCCACTCTGGTAAAAATGATATCATTAAAATCTATATCAATTCATATGGTGGAGATTTATTTACAGCTATTCAATTTATGCGCGCACTTAATGAAACTGAAGCCACCGTAGCAGTATCGGTCGAAGGTGCTTGTATGTCAGCAGCGACAGTTGTATTCTTAAATGCTGATTTATTTGAAGTATCAGAACACTCCATGTTTATGTTCCATAACTATTCTGGTGGCACATTTGGTAAGGGTGGTGAGATGCTAGATCAACTAAAGCATGAACGCGCTTGGTCAGAGAAACTTCTTAATGATATCTACAGTGATTTCTTGACAGATAAGGAGATTATGTCAATGTTGGATAACAAAGACTTGTGGATGGATGGTGATGAAGTTATTAAACGTCTACAGAAGAAAGCTAAAAAAGTGAATACTAAAGCAGGTAAGGATAAAAAAGATGGCTAGTATGTCAGTCGGCGCAAATGGAAGTGTCAAGATTCATAATAATAAGAAAACATCTCAGGGAAAGGGTAACATTAAGCGAAGTTCAATGAACAAATCTAAGAAGCGATCATTTAAGAAATATCGTGGTCAAGGGTAAAGTTATAAGCTTATTCCAAAATAGTATAAAAAAAGCGCATTTATTTGCGTTTTTTTGCATTTAGGGGTTTACATCTGCATTAACTTGTGTTATAATAGTATTATAAATTGATGGAGAGATTATATTATGAATACAGTAAATCAGATAGCGGAAGAGATTAAATCAACAATCAAACCTCTCATGGAGAAGTGGGTAGCAGATCGCGTTACTTATCTACATAATCTTAGAACATGGACCAAGAGTGCCGAAACCATCGCTACTATAGAAGCAAAGTTTGCAAAGAATAAGCCACTAGCTGGCAAGTATTATACTCGAAGCAACGCCCGTGCTGCTGTATACGATGATTACGGAATTGGCAAAGGCGATGAGCAACTAATTGCTTACTACGGTGCAGATGATTGGTTGATTAAGACCCAGAAACAAGCCGAAGATAAAATGAAGAAAATTGATTTTGCTGTAAAGAAAAAAGTAGATTTCGTTGTTAACTCAGTCGAAAAACTTTTTGTAGAACATGGCAAAGACGGATATGTAGAAGGTGCATGGAAACTGAATAACGAGAAAGTTTTCTCATTTGAAACATTCTATGCTGGTGGATATAACATCCAATGCCTACACATCCGCACGAAATATAAATTGAAATAGGAGAAATATATTATGAAAGTAAATTCAAACAAAGTTATTCTAGTAGACGCAGATGGTGTTCTACTAGATTGGGTACACTCTTTTGAAGGGTGGATGGACCGCTACGGTTATGAAGTAGTAGAACCGGGCGAGTACCGGATGGATGTCCGATATGGACTAACTAAAGAAGAAGGCAATAAACTTTGCTGTATGTTTAATGAATCAGCAACGATTCGTAAAATACCACCTCTACGAGATGCTATCAAGTATGTCCGTAAGCTACATGAAGAACACGGTTACATTTTCCGCGTAATTAGTAGCTTAAGTCTTGATACATATGCTGGACGCCTTCGTACTAAGAACCTTATTGAACTATTCGGTCCCTCAGTATTCGATACATATACATATCTTGATACTGGTGCTGACAAAGATGATGCTCTTGAGCCTTATCGTAACAGTGGTTGTTACTGGGTTGAAGACAAGGTTCAGAATGCGGATCTTGGATATGATCTTGGATTAGATGCTATTCTAATGAAGTCTGATTCTAATACTGACTATAGTGGTCCTGCTACTTTTGTTAATAACTGGAAAGAGATATATAACCATATTGTTGGAGAATAACATATGACAGATATATTTGATTTCGGCTTTACTGCCGTAGATGAATCAGAACTGGATGTAGTGAGGGAAGCAGAAAAAAATGTGGACGAATCGCTATGTACTATCGAAGAAGCGCAGACTCGTTTAAATAATTTATATAATGCGATCATACCGCTTTTGTCGAATCTAAAACAAAATCCTGATAAGGATTATATTTACTGGCCTAACCGTACAGGTAAGGTAGAAGCTTTTGAAGATTTAATAAGAAAAATCATAGAGGACTAATTAATGCTAACTGAACAACAACTCGCTAAAATGATCCCAGGAAACAAAAAAGTTTCTGAGTGGCATAGCGCACTGCTAGAAATCATGCCTAAGTATGATATTAATTCAAAGCGGCGTATTGCACATTTTATTTCACAGTGTGCACATGAGTCAAATAACTTCCGCTCACTACAAGAAAATCTAAACTATAGTGAGAAAGCATTGAATGCAGTGTTTGGACGTTACTTTGGATCAGCTGCACATAAACGTGATGCTTCAGAGTATGCTCGTAATCCAGAAAAGATTGCAAACTATGTGTATATGGATGAATTCCGTAAGTATAAAATGGGTAATGTAAAAGAAGGTGATGGTTGGTTGTTCCGCGGACGTGGACTAAAGCAACTCACTGGACGTGAAAACTATACACGATTTGGTCGTAGTATTAATATCACAGCAGAAGAAGCCGCAATCTATGTTGCTACCGAAAAAGGTGCTATTGAGTCAGCTTGCTGGTTCTGGAATGCAAACAATCTAAATGATATTGCTGATACTGATGATGTCACACGTATGACTAAGAAGATCAATGGTGGCAACATTGGACTTGCTGATCGTCAGAAACGCTATAAGAATGCAATGCAAGTTCTCGGTGAAGAATACACAACTGAAACAGATGTAGATTCAACTGCAGATGATGATCTTGATGTAGGTGATATCGGAACTTTACGCAAAGGTTCACGTGGCGAAGGTGTTAAGATGATGCAAGAAGCATTGGGAATTGGTGCAGACGGAGCATTTGGTCCTGGCACAGAACGTGCTCTGAAGTCATGGCAAGAAGCCAACGGTTTGACTGTTGATGGTATTGCTGGCCCTATGACATTGAATATGTTG